CGCCAAGAACCCGGCAAAGCTGCAAGCGCTCTCCGCCCTCAATCCACTCGCGGCAGTTCGCGAAATCGGCCGTATCGAACAAATGTTCCTCGGCGGCCCCAAGAACCAGACCACGAACGCGCCTGATCCGGTGCGCACTGTCGGCGGCAAAGCCGAGGCGGCACGCAATCCGGAAAACATGAGTATTTCCGAGTACCGGAAATGGCGCTCCCAGCAGAAGAAATCTTGACCTGAAAGGGCAGCATCATGACTAACGCAATCATCACCCCGAGCATCATCGCCAAAGAAGCGATCATGCAGCTGGAAAACAATCTCGTGATGGGCAACAACGTCCACCGCGAGTACAAGAAAGAGTTCGTCAAGGTGGGCGACACGGTCAACGTGCGCATGCCGGTGGACTTCACCGTAACGGACGGCGCGACCCGCTCCAATCAGGACGTTGTGGAGAAAAACAGCAACGTTGTGGTTGACCAGCGCAAGCACGTTTCGTGGAAGTTCTCGACCCAAGACCTGACCCTGACGGTGGACGAGTACAGCGAACGCTACATCAAGCCGGCAATGATTCGCTTGGCCAACACTGTGGACGCCTCGCTGACCAACCTCTACAAGAAGGTCTACCACAGCGCCGGCACCGCAGGCACGACTCCGGCAACCTTCGCCGCCATCGCTGCCGCCGCGCAGAAGATGGACGAAGTCGGCGTGCCGGACGATGGCCAGCGCCGCCTGGTGTTGAATCCGGCTGCTCACTGGGCGCTGGCTGACGGCCTGAAAGGCATCCAGAACCAGAAGCGCGTCGAAGACTTCATCGGGCGCGGCTACCTCGGCACGCTGGCGAACTTCGATATCCTGGGCGACCAGAACATCAAGTCGCACACCAAGGGTATCGCCACCGGCACGCCGCTGGTGAACGGCGCTTCGCAGGGCGTCACCTACGCCTCGCTGACCTCGGGCTCCAACTTCTGGCAATCGACGCTGGTTACCGATGGCTGGACCGCGAGCCAGACCGGCATCCTGAAGGCTGGCGACGTGTTCACCATCGCGAACGTGTACGCGGTGAACCCGATCAGCAAGGACTCGACCGGCGCCCTCCAGCAGTTCACGGTCATCTCCGACGCGAACTCGGACGGCTCCGGCAACGCCACGCTGACTGTTTCGCCGCCGATCATCGCCTCGGGCGTGTTCCAGACCGTGACCGCTGCGCCGGCAGATAACGCCGCCATGACGGTTGTGGCCAGCCATGCCGCCAACCTGGCGTTCCACAAGAACGCGTTCGCGCTGGTCATGTGCCCGCTGGAGCTGCCGGATTCGGCTGGCTTCAAGGCGCGCGAGACCCACAACGGTATGTCGGTGCGCGTGGTGAAGGACTACGACATCGACGCCGACGAGGAAATCATCCGTCTGGACATCCTGTACGGCGTGAAGGCGGTCGATCCCCGTCTGGCCGTGCGTCTGTTCGGCTAATCCTCGCTGCTCAACCCATGGCCCCGCTTCGGCGGGGTCTTTCTTTTGGAGTTCCTATGAACTTCCCTGCATTCATGTACCACGCCCAGCACGGCGCGCAGCAGTTCGACAACGCAGAGCAGTTTGCAACGGCTGGCAATGGCTGGGTGGACACGCCTGCCAAGCTGGCCGTCGAAACCAAGACCTACGCTGACGGTACGAAGGCGACCGGCACGCCTCCGCTTCCCGACCTGTCGCCCGACGAGCAAGAGCAACAGGCTCCGCTCGACCGCGAAGCTCTGAAAGCGAAGGCAAAAGAGCTTGGCATCGAGTTTGCCAAGAACATCAGCACCGAAAAGCTGGCCGAGCTGGTAGCGGCAGCCTGATAACGAGGCTCCGCGATGCAGAAATACGAAGAGAACGTACTCGGGACCACGCAGGGCGTCGCGCGTCCGCTGAAAAACGTGTCGGTGACGGTGATCGACATTGCCAGCAACGCGCCCGCCTCGCTGTTTTCCGACAATGGCGTAACGCCCCTGGCGCAGCCGGTCGTGACCGATGAAAACGGCTATTTCGGCTTCTACGCGGCTGATGGCAAATACCGGCTGACGTTCTCCGGCTCGCGGATTACCACGTTCACGCGCGACATCATCCTCGAAGACCCGAACGACAATCCGTACGCGACCAAATCCGAGCTGGCCGCGCTATCCGGTGCCACGATGATCGGCTATCAGCGCCCGTATGACGGTGCATTCCGTACCGTTGCGCAGGCCATTGACGAGGCGACCGCTGCCAACTCGGCCATGATCCTCGGCACGGTGTTGGCTGGCCTGTCCACGGCGACGAATGCCGCGATTACGGCAGCAGACACGATCCTTGGCGCGCTGGGCAAGCTGCAAAAGCAGCTCACCGACTGGATGGCGAAGAAGGACGCAACGGGCGGCTATGCGGGCCTGACTGCGTTTGCCATCAACACCAAGAATACGGGCGGCACGGTGACTTCGACCATCACCAATGCGGCGACCGTGGCGCGGGTGTACACGATGCCCGACAAGGATATTACGGTGGCGGGGCTGGCCGATATCGCAATCACCAAGTATGCGCAGACGGCAGACCAAACGATCACTCTTGCTGGTGGCCTGACCATTGCACACGGTCTTGGCGTGGCTCCTAAGGTTGTTCTCGGGTTCATCAAATGCACGGTGGCGGAACTTGGCTATTCGGTTGGCGACATCATTCCAATGTCCCTCGGTACATCGCTCGATAACGCAGCCGGTCGTGGCGCAACTGTGACTTGGGATGCCACGAACCTCAACGTCCGCTTTGGCTCGGGCGCCTTCACCATCATCAACAAGTCAAATGGCGCGCTTGCATCGCCATCACTCACTACTGCGTGGGTATTTATCCTCAGGGTGCTCGCATGACCAAATACTTTGTGGACGGCGCAGGCCATTACATCGGCGGGTTCGACGGCGCGGAGCCGCCAGCCGGAGCCATCGAAGTGCCGACCGCGCCCGCGAGTGCAAGCGACAAGTGGATCGGCGCACAGTGGGTTGCGGCAAGCGCGACCGTTCCCGCCGAAGTCACGCGCCGCGCCGGTCTGCAAGCCCTGCTGCTCGAAGGCGTCACCGAAGCGATGGTGGAAGCGAAGATCGAAGAACTGCTCACCAGCCCCGACAAGGAAATGGCGCTGATCGAGTTCCGCGCATCGCAGGTGTTCATCCGGCAGCGGCCACTCGTGATCCAGATCGGCACGGCGCTGGGGCTTGATCTCGACGCCGTGTTCATTCGCGCTGCTGCGCTGCCATAAGGCCCCCATGGACTACGCACAGGCACGAGCACAGATCGAAACGGGCGACCTGATCGCGGTGCGCGACGTACACGGCGTCCTGGGGTGGCTGACACGCTGGTTCACGCGCAGCCCGTACACGCACGCCGGTATCGCGCTATGGCTAGCTGGTGGCCTGTACATGGCCGAACTGAACGGCGGGCGCAATCACCTTGTGCCGCTGTCGCAGTTGACCGCATTCGATGTGTACAAGGCTCCTGATGGGCTGACGGGCATTGATGCCGCGATCATGGAATGGCTACGCGCACCCATCATGTACGGCTATCTGGCCTTCGTGATGATCGGCCTGATCGACTGGCTGCGCCTGCAAGTGTTCGTTCACTGGCGGCGCATCCTGGTGTGCTCCGGCTACTGCGTGGCGATCTACGAAACGGCAGGCTGGCCAGAGCACTCGCGCATCGTGTCGCCGCGCGGGCTGGCGAAGCTGCTCAAGTTCAAGCTGGGCGTCAGTGGAGGTACGCAATGACCATCGTCGTCCAGACCAACGATCCGTCGTCCGATCGCGACTATGCGTGGCTCCAGGCGCTGATCGCGAACTGGCTGCACCGCTCCGACCTGACGGCCAGAATCCCCGAGTTCATCATGCTCGGCGAGCAACGCATCAACCGGCTGGCCAAGGTGCGCGAGATGGAAATCGAAGCGCCACTGACCGCCGAAGTGGGCTCGCGCTATATCACGCTGCCGACCGATTTCAGCGCGCCTCGTGGAGCGTGGCTGGAGACGGTGCAGCCTCGTAAGCCGCTGACCAAATCGCTGCCCGAGCTACTGGCTGTGGCGACGGATAGCGGAGAGCCTGAGTTCTGCGCCATCGACGGCACGAACCTGGCATTCGAGCGGCCCGCAGATCAGGCCTACCGCGTCACCCTGCGCTATCGCGGCAAGTTCGAGCTGTCCGACGCGAACCAGACCAACGCGCTGCTGATGCAGTACCCCGATTTGTACCTGTACGCCTCCCTGCTGGCTGGCGCTCCGTATATCCGCGATGCGGCGACGGTATCGCTCTGGAATGACCTGTTTAACGGCGCGGTCAAGGGCATCAACGCAAACGCAGCAATCTCGCGCACCACGGCGCAATTGCGTACCGATTTGCCAACTCGCGGCGCTGGCCGCTACGACTTCAACAGGGACTGAACATGGCACTCGAATCTTCCGTTACCTTCCCCGCCGACCTCGACCCGACCGCGCCGGACGGCTCCGAGCCGAAGAACAAGGGCGACGACCACCTGCGCAACCTCAAGAAGGCGGTCAAGAACGCCGTTGCTGGCTTCACTGGCGCGGTATGCGTGACTGGCACGGACGGCGGCGTTGTGAACGCCTACACGCTCACGCCGGCCACTGCCCTGCCCTCGTACGGCTTGCGCATGATCGTCGTGTTCTCGCCCGCCGTGACCAATACCGGCGCGGCCACGCTGAATATCTCGGGTCTCGGCGCGAAGGCCATCAAGCGCGTGAACGGCAACGATGTGGTGTCGGGCGACCTCCAGGCGGGGCGTCTGTACTCGGCCTTCTATAACGGGGTCGCGTTCCAGCTCGAGGCGGTGACTCAGAACTACATCGACCAGCTCGTGCTGTCGGGCCTCGTTCCCGGCATCAACGACCCGGCAAACGCAGGTAAAGCACTCGTTGGCGGTGGCACGTTCTCATCGTTCGACGGTCGCGGCTCGCCTGTGATCGACCTCGGCAACTCCGGCACCACCAACCAAGTGCTGACGTTCAGCGATGCCGCCGAGGGCTGGAAGCTCAAGGTAACGGGCAGCTTCCAGCTGTCCACGGCTGGCTGGCCTACTGGCCGTCTGGCTGGCGGGCTGCTCCGACTGGAAAACGGCGGCGCGGCTGCGCTGACCAGTACCGGAATCGTCTGGATTCGCAGTGACAACACGCAGACCACCGACCTGACGCAAGTCGGCGTGTCCCTGCAAGTGCTGGGCGTGAACATGATCCCCGTGTTCTCGTTCGGTGACGGCATCGTGTACGGGAAGATCCTCTAATGAAGCCCTGGCTCTTCGCCATGTTTGGCAGCGTGCGGACCTCGCACACGCAGACGTTCACGGCCAATGCCACGTTCACGGTTCCGATTGCAGTCGGAGTCATTAACATCACTGGCAAGGGGCAGAACGGCATTGCGGGTACGCCTGAATACGACGACCCGCCGATCACGAAATATCGACAGTTCACCCTGAAAACCTACACCTACGCTCGCAGGGATGGCGGCGATCCGTACATCACGCAGACGGTGACCTACGGGGCTACCTCCGATTCGCCAGGCGAAACAACGCAGACAGTCGAAAACGCAACCATTGCCAGCGGAACCTACAGCGCCGTTACGGTAGTTACGGTGGTGCTGTACGAGCCGATCAGCGTACCGGGTGCACACCACCCAGCAGAAGCACCGACGACCGGCGCAGCAGCATCCGGCTTCGGCAAGACGTTCCCCGGTGGCGTCGGCACGAACGCAGCGACCATTACCTACAACAACGCGCCGGTCACGCGTGGCGCCACCTACAACATCGTCGTGCCTTCGGGCGGCTTCATCACGATCACCTACCTGCAATGACGGCCAAAGTCTCTTTCATCCCTGCCGGCGCGCTGGGCATCATCAAGGATATCGAGCCGAGCGAACTGCCGCAGCCGTCGATGGATGGTGGCACCGTGCCGGCCGTCTGGAGCGATGGCAGCAATGTGCGCTTCCTCGACGGCGCCGCGCACCAGACGCTTGGCTACGGCCAGGTATTCAACAGCCCGAGCGCCGCGCCGCAGTACCTGATGCAAGCGAACGTCGGGCCGGATGGGTACTGGCTGTATCCGACCGCGACGAAGGTTTTTGCGGTGTCGAGCGTCACAGGTTCGTCGGTGCACACGGACATTACGCCAGTCACGCCGCGCGCCGGCACCGAGAATGCATGGTCCGGCTTCGTGTTCGGCGGCGTGCCGATCCTAAACGCGGGCGACGGCAAGCCACCGATGTACTGGGATCAGAACCTCGCGCACAAGTTTGCTGATTTGGCTGCATGGCCCGCGAACACCTCGTGCAAGGTGCTGCGACAGTACAAGAACCTCATGATCGCGCTGAACGTGACTGAGGGCGGCGTCAACAAGCCCGTGCTTGTCATGTGGTCAAGCCCTGCCGACCCCGGCGCACTGCCGTCCACTTGGGACAAGGCTGACACAACGCAGGACGCTGGCCGGTTCGACATCGCGGAGGGCCAAGACCCGATTATCGACGGCCTGGGGCTCAAGGACTCGTTCATCGTCTACAAGCAGTCGAGCACGTGGGCGCTGGATTACATCGGCGGGCAGTTCGTGCTGAAAAACCGCAAGGTTTCCGGAATGTCCGGCTTGTTGAACATGAACTGTGCTGTCGCGTTCGAAGCTGCCGGTTTCGCGGAAATGCACTTCGCGGTGACGGGCTTCGACATCGTCATCCATGACGGCTACGCGGCCAATTCGGTGCTGGACAAGAAAGCGCGGCGCTACTTCTTCCAGAACATCGACGTGGAGAACAAGCAGAAGGTCTTCGTCTTCAAGAATCCCTTCTTGAACGAGATCTACGTTGCCTACCCGAGCATCGGCGCGACCAACTGCAACCGCGCGCTGGTCTACAACTTTGTCGACAAAACGGTGACGTTCCGCGACCTGCCAGGCATCCTGCACGCCGCTTGCGGCCCGCTGGACAACTCCCTAGGGGGCAACTGGAATCAGGATAGCGACCCGTGGAGCACCGATAACTCGGCGTGGAATGGCCCCGACTACACGCCCGACAGCGTGCGCGTGATGATGGGCTCTGCCGACGCAAAGCTGTTCCTGCTGGACGCATCGGCCTCGTTCGATGGCGCCCTGCCAACTGCCTACCTTGAGCGCCGCGGGCTTCACTTCGACGCGCCCGACCGCCTCAAGACCGTGATGGGCGTTCGTCCGCGCATCTCGGGCAATGCTGGTGGAACGGTGCTGGTCAAGATCGCGGCCACCGAGCGAGCCGACGACGAGCCAGTGTGGATCACGACGACGTACACGATTGGCCAAACGCTGCAATGCGACGCCATCGTGACCGGACGCTATATCCACTTCCGCTTCGAGACGGGTGCTGCCTATTCGTGGCGGCTGGACGGCTTTGACGTGCTCATCAACGACGCCGGGGAGTTCTGATGCGCCCGACCAGCAGCACGACCGGCTACCAGCCCGGTACGCCGCCGAGCGATCCGGCGCAGATCCCGCGCTTCCTGATGGAGGAGTTGGCGAAGCTCAAGGCGGCACTCGACGCGCAGGCAGTCGGGCATCTCGACCGGCAGTACGTCATGCCCCTCAAGCCGCGTGACGGCGACGTGCGCTATCTGGACTCGACCATAGCGCCCG